CATATGCTTTAACTGCGCCATATATCTTCTCCCTTACCCGCAGCAAACCGCGGTAAATATAAATCCGTCGTCATAGAGAAGATCGGACGCGGCTTTATAATATTCCCGCATAAGTTCTCTGGCAAAATCATATTCAAGCTGAGAATTGCCCTTTGAATCGGCTGTTCCCGCATAAGTATAAGCGATTTTGTTTTTCACGCACGTTATCTGACTGTATCTGAAATTTGCTATTGCGGCGCAAAGGTAGTCAAGCCTTGCGTCGGAATCCTGAACGTCCTCCTTTAGCCTGCGTTCTACCTGGGCAATTGCCGAATCTATCAGCGGACGATATGTCTCCGTATCAGTCTCGCCTGAAAAAAGTGTAAAAAGAGAACTTATCTGATTAATATTCATTTTTTTTAGCCCCCATTCTGAAATCGTCCAAACAGTCCTTTTTTATATCCAATTGAGAAACGGTTTTAGATTTATGCTCCCTTTCAAGCAGTTCCTTGAATTCAATAAGCTCCTCCGCATTCATTTTATCTGCGGCGGCAGAAAGCGCCTTAGCGCATACGGAAGAGCCGGAAGCAAGACAAAGCTTATAAATATCTGTTCTTACGCTTTTGCATAGCTTTTCCATAAGCTCTTCACTATATGCCTTCGCCTCCGCCGAATCTGCGCTTCTGCCGAATCTTTTTGTAACTCCTGCGTTGACCTGCGCGGGAACTGCCACAAAGCTCCACTCATAAGCGTCGCTTATATCATCTAAAACGGCATGAGCCGTCTTTCCGCTGTATTTTTTACCCATTACATGAGGACAGCCTTTCCTTTTCAAATCCGTTCCGCATACGGAGCATTTTTTTGAGCCGGCGCTGCAAGAAATGCTTACTTCCTTTTTTATACCCCCGTCTATCTCTCGTATCAATCCCGAATTTGATTCTGTTCTGACCATATAGGCTCTGCCCTTTAAGTAAGTGTAAGGTTCGCCGTTTTTCGTAGCTTTTGTATTATCGGTTACAAGCTCGGTTGAAAAAATCCTTGCCGTCTGTCCTCCGCTTTTCGGATTATGATCAAATATTCCGGTTTTCCCTACAAACAGCTTTTTTAAGCTTTCCAGCGCGTTCTGAGAAAATCTCTCGCCATCTCTGTCTATGTCGTTGTCGCAGAGAATAACGTCAAAAATATACACCTCATCCTCAGACATTTCCCGTCGTGTAAATTCATTCAGCCTTTTGAGTATTTCTTCCTTTTCCATATATTTCGTCCTTTCATAAATATTTTGCAGCTTTTATTCCGGCGGACGCCATTTCAGACGTCCGCCGGAGCTTCAACAGCCGGACTTATGACTTATCCATATTAAGCACCTTTACGGCGTCCGCCATAAGCTTTTTGAACACAAGGTTGCAGGAAACGCTGAATGCGTCCATCTGACGGTCTATAAGCTTATCCGATTCCATAATGAGATCAGAGCTTGTAATAAATTCAAGCGCATACTGCCTGTCTATTCCTATAACAGTCAGATCGTTGATCTGGTTTGATTTAATAAGTCTTGTTCCGAACGGAAGAATAACGTTTCCTCTTTCGTCAACAGTAATCGAATCCCTAAGCTGCTCCATTGAAATAATTTCCGCAGCAATTTTAGGAGATACTATCAGATCAGTCATATCATAGACCTTAAAGTTTCCGTAAAGTCCGGTAAGGTCTGAAAAAGCCAGCGCGCTTCCGGCAATATCTATAACGGCCGCGTCCGATTTCAAGGTGGAAATAGCGCTGCTTACCATTGCGTCGGCAAGCTTTTTACCTATTGAACGAAGCATTAAGGCAAATACGTCCAATCTCTGAAGCCTTACCGCCTCATACGAAGCTGTAATAAGTCTGCCGTATTTTAACAGGCTGACAGATGTGGCGGATTCTTTAATAGAGGTTTCCGGCAGAGCGTTTCCCTCGGTTGTTTTGGAAGTGTACGGAACATTGTCTGTAACCGAATAGCCTCTGTACTGATTGCAGTCTGAAATCGTCTTAACAGCAACAATGTCGCCTAATATAGAATCTTCCATACCCGCGTTTACGGCTCTCCTGACGAATTCAGGAAAAAGCACCGCGCTTTCCGTTGTCACAAAGAATTTTTCTACCTTATCGCAGTTCTCGCCGCTTATTTTTATATCGAAGCGCTTAAGCTGTCTTTCAAAGGCGTCAAGATTGCTTAACGGCGTTCCGTCATAGTTTTCATCAGGATCGCGTTCCTCAAGAACCTGTATAAAGCTTTTTCCCGCAAGATTATAAAGTCCCTTTTCAAGTTTTATATCATTATACATAATTTATCCTCCATATTTTAATTTTCATTTTCAAGTTTTCTTTCAATCTCCTCGGCCTGAGCATTTTTCAGACGCGCGTCGGCAAGAACCGATTCGTCCTGAAGATTGATATTATCCCATTCAACATACGCTTCGCTGTCGGATCCTATCTGCATCAGATATGCCGAGGCGATTTTTCTGATAACCGGCGTTATAAGCCTTCTGTAATACTCCAGCTCAGATGTAAGAATATCAGCCTGCTGCGACGACATCCGCTCGGTCGTCGACCAGTTGAGTCCCAGAAGAAACGGCGGAACCGAAAGCTTTGCTATAAGCTGCTCCAATATCTGTCTTACAGGAATCTCGGTATCAAAAAGCTGATTATCTGCTCCTATGACTCTTATGTCGACGTCTCCGACAGCGACAAAATCCCTTATTTCACCATTTTTAGCAGCCGTCATACCGTCCGACCATTCCTTAGCGATCTGCATCGCCCTTTCCTTTGAATACGCCCTTTCAGAGCTGTCCCCGGTAGGCTTATAGGTAACCGCATATCTTACATTCCCAGCTCTTTCATAGTTCTGTCCGATACATTGATATATTTTCATCAAAATCCTGCTTAGAGCCGGCAGTCCCCTGAGTATTGAAACCCCCATGGTTTTTCCGGGCGGAGGATTCAATGCTGAAAATAATATAAGATTAGGATTTTCAAGACGTTTAAGCCTTCCTCCGCTCTGCTTCAAATAATAAACGGCGCAGCCTGTAGACTGGTCCGGCAAGACAGCGATCTTCGACGGATCTCCATTATAAAGAGAGCTGATATTCATGGTTTCACGGTCGAGAATAATTTCGCCTACCGCGTTTCCGTATGTAAGAAGACTTTCAAGAAAGCTGTCTGTAAAGCTCTGCATAGAAACTCCCGTTAGTCCCACAGGAACACCGGACACAAAATAATCCATCGTTTCCTGCATTCCTTCATCGGAGCATATAATTCTGTAGCCTCCCGTAAGCCTCACAATCTTACCGATTGCCGCGTCTATAACAGGCACTGTGAAACGCAGTCTGTCATAAAGCTCCTTTTCCCAGCAATCTACACTATTCGGAAAATCGGCCGTCTCGGAGCCTCTCGAAGCAGAATAAACAGCCGCTGTATCGGTTTGAACGCTTCTCTTTCCGCCTTTGAATAGTTTCATTAAATTCACCTCCCTTCAACGCGCGACAGAAGCCACAAAAAAATCATCGGTATTGTCTGAATCTATCGCGGCAGTCACAAAATATCTGACATCGTCCATCGCATGATCATTCTCCTTTACCGGAATATCGCCTCCGGACTTTTCATTCCAGCAGTATAGCGAAAACTCCCTTAGGCAGTCCTGACAATCCGCAGATATGAGAATTCTCCTGCTTTTCAAAGCGTCGCTTACCCGCCTTATTCCGTAAAGAACATCGTTTTTCGCAGGTATAACTCTAAATCTTCCATGACGCCTGATACATTCTATAAAGCTTGCCGCCGACGGATCAACGATTATATATTCCGGCTCACGATCTCCTATAAGGCTCTCCAGACCGCTGTAATGCTCCTCGTCGGTTCTCGATATCCCTTCTCTTCTGGAATCATAATAATATTCCTCCAGCCTGTACCAAACTCCTCCGCAGCGCCCCCACAGTCCGAATGACGACGGATTAACTGTTCCGTAATCGCACGACACGACAAATCGGTCGCAATCCGGAGCCTTTTCAAACGTATGAATGCTTTCGCTGAACATCGGGTAAACCCTGCCGCTTGCGGCAGTCCACTTGCCAAGAATAAATCTGTCATAAAAAACCCCGGAATAAAGCTTTTCATATCTTTTTCTTATTTCCCCGGAAAGAGACGGATTATCCTTCATAGTAAAATGAATATAAAGAGCATTTTTTTCCTCGGATTTTTTTATCCATTCCCGGTAAAACCAATGATACGGATTATCCGGATTGCAGTTGAACCACATTTTAGAACCGGAAACAGAGCATCTGGCCATCGCTTGCTCTACAAACGATCTTGGCATAAGAGCAACCTCGTCCATAAGTATTCCTGAAAGCGTCATGCCTTGAATAAGCGCCGCAGAGCTCTCGTCTCTTCCTCCGAACAGATAAAATCTGTTTTTCCTGCCGTAAAGACTTATATCGATATAATTTTTGCTGACCTTTTCAATATAATTAAATCCCATAGCGCCCAGCAGACCTGCAAGAGGCTCTACAAGATTGCGGCGAAGCGACGAAACAGTTTTCCCGCAGAGAGCAAAGGAATTGCCTGAAAACGAACTCATGGCCCAGCTTACAAATCCCATCGACATGCAAAGCGTCTTTCCCGATCTGACCGCTCCGTCGCATATGACGGCGTCTTTTTTTCGGTATTTAGGGATACCCCACCAGGAAAGAGCAAGCTTCTGTTTCGGCGAAAAGCTTTTAAACGTCATCGGCAGTTTCATCCTCCAATCCGGTAAGAGCGTCAATAAGATTTGCCGCAGCCGACGCGGTATTTTCCTCGGACTCATATTCGTAAATCCGTTCCATTGCCTTTTGTCTGTCAAAAAGCTTTATTTCTACTCCTCCTCCCTTGACTCTTTTCATTTCCGACACATTAAAAAGATCCAAAGCTCCGATCTTATCGGGCGAAGGAAGCTCCTCTGAAAAAACCAGCGACGCCGCGTCGTTGGCTCTTCCGAACGCAAGCCTTTCAAGACCGGTCATAACGACCGCCTTAGGAGGTATGCTTTTCTGCATAAGGCTTTCAATAAGCCTTCTATACCTTGCCTGATTAATAATATTCGTACCGTCGGCAAGGGCAGTTTCAGGAGGCAGTCCGCTTTTCAGCGCCGCTTCGTATACATCTCCTAATCTTGCATAGTTACAGCAAAAAAGTCTGCATAACGATTTCTGATTTAAACATGACATAAAAAAGCCCCTTTCGTTAAATAGTAACGGTAAGCGAATGAATGCTCCGCTGTTTAATACCGTTCACTAATAGGCCGAAAGGGCGTATTTTTTGCATTAAAATATACAAATAAGAAAATTTAAATTTACAATTTGTTGATTTTAACAAATTGTAAATTTAATTTAAGCGTTAAATTGTGAATATAACCAAATCGAGATTTTTTCATAAAATCATGTTGACATTTAGAAAATAAGCGTGTATAATAATATAGTCGCATAAAGCGGTAAGCGAAAAACGACATAAATGGCGGCATAGCTCAGTTGGCTAGAGTACTCGGTTCATACCCGATTGGTCGTTGGTTCAAATCCTACTGCCGCTACCAAATAAGGCCCGTTGGTCAAGAGGTTAAGACACCGCCCTTTCACGGCGGAATCATGGGTTCAATTCCCGTACGGGTCACCAACTATGTAACTCGCAAATGGCGTAATACAGCCGTTTGCGAGTTTTTTCTTTTTAGAGAAATTAATCTTGCCACTTATTTGCCACTTGTTTTGAAAATTTGCCGCTTACACTGCCACTTGCATATCAGCTTGTGGCTCTTTTTTGTTTCCAAAGGAAAGTGCATTGGTGATAGCGTCGCAATTCCTCGCTTTTGCTTCTTGGAACATATGACAGTAGATGTTACTTGTTGTACCTACGCAGGAATGTCCCATATCACTTGAAACAGAAACCATATCCACGCCTGCATTGATAAGCAGACTTGCGTGTAGATGCCTGAGTGAATGAATATCACAGAAACGGAAGTTATTTTTCTTACAGAACTCTCCAAACCAGAAATACGGAGTGTTATTATTCATTGGACGCCCGTCCCATTTAACAAATATTCTGTCTGTATCCTTCCATTTATCACCAAGCCGTATCCGTTCTTCGTCCTGTTCAGCCTTATAGGCTTTTAGAAGCTCCATAATCATCGGTGGGAACTTTGATGAACGCTGTGATTTTTTTGTTTTTGTGGTGTCAGTATAAATACCTTGTGCTGCTGTGTAATTGGAAGTACGACGCACACTGATTACGCAGTCGTCCCAATTGATATCCTTCCATTCGAGTCCAAGCATTTCGCCACGGCGGAAGCCGCTGTATACGGCGAGGATAATAAACAGCTTGTACTTCAAAGGCTCATTTTCCAATGCATCGAAAATTTCCTCAACTTCATTCAGCGTATAAATTTCTTTTTCCTTGACTTCGCCTTTCGGAACAGTTACTCGTCTGCATGGATTGTCTGACAGCATATCCATTTTCACGGCGTAGGTAAACACATTGGAAATAAAGCTGAGATGATGAACAACGGTTTTCCTCGATAAAGGCTTACCTGTCTTTTCGCTTTTTCCGTTTTCGAGCAAGTCGTTTACAAACTGCTGAATGTGTCTGCCGTTAATTTTATCAAGCTTCAGATGTCCGATTGCAGGATAAACACGGTTTCGGAGCTGTAACATTCTTTCGTATGAAGTGTTACGAAGATTATGCTTGGCATACTCCTGAAACCACTGCTCTGCAAATGCTTCAAATTTAATTGAAGCAGTAATCTGTCCCTTCTTGCAGGCTTCCTCAAAAAGAACTGCCTGTCGGTTTACCTCCTTTTTAATCTGTTTCGGTGTCATACCCTCGGTGGGTTTCCACGTCTTGTACTGTGCCCTCTGTTTTCCGTCAACGCCATATCCACAGGACACTTTAATTTCATAGGAGCCGTTGCCCCTTTTTCTGATTGTTGCCATACCTGATTTACTCCTTTCGCAAACCGATATGGCATATCTCCATACCACTATTATACACTTTAAAGTGTAAAATTGTCAATAGAAACATGCCAAAATCTTTACTCCAACTCGTTACTTTTCCTCCTCTGCATATCACGCTGTTGTGCCTTTTCCTCGTAATTCTCCAACCTCTCCACATTCACCGCAATGGTTTCAAGAATAGCGATTTCGTCTTCAAACTTGGAAATTTTTGCCCTGTCCGTAGCAGATGATTTTTTCAGTTCCTCAAGCTCCGACTTCCACGCTTTCGGCGTAATATTAGCACCGTTTAGCCTGTTATTAAAGAAATTTTTAGCGGTCTGATACAGTGTAATTTCTCCGTAATGTTCGTTGTAGAAGCGTTCCTTTTTCTTCGGATTTTCAATGCTTTGCCACTGCTGATACACCGCCTTATTCGGCTTGTAGCGGTCATAATTGCTGAGCAATTCTTCAAGCTCGGTAATTCTGCTGAGCTTCGGAATAAACTCCGCTTTCAGATTTTTCAGCGCTGTTTTTGTGTTTGCAGACGTTGCCTTCAGCTCAGCTATATTTCTGATATTATGTGCCTGCACAAAGGCAATGGCGTGGCTGGTGTCCTTGAATATATCCACTTTTTTCAGGTTGGAAATTGTATGCCCACGCACCTCCGAAAACTTTCTGCCGTTGCCCCAGTACCTCAACAGCATATCCACAAGGCTGTCCTCTTTGGAAATTTCTTTGAGCCTTGCGATTTTCTCATCGGCGGCTTTGAGCTGTTCCATAAGAGAATGGATTCTGTCGTTTTCGGATTTTATCTGACGGTTGATATTACCCTTGACAGTGGAAATGCCCTTGCGCTCCATTTGCGTTGCCGCAACGCCGAGATGAATTGTAGGTTTCTCGGTTTTGCCCTGACGCTCAAAAGAACGGTGGTCAACCTTTTCAAGAATACCATTTTTGGCAAGTGCGGAGTTTACAAAATCAGACCAAGCGGCTCGCCACTCCTCAGCCTTCTCCCGACTGTTCCAATCGGTGGTCGGAACGGATTTACATTTATAAGTCCGCTTACGTTTATCATAAATTTTGTTGCCGTTGCTATCAAGAACATATTCCTTTTTCTGCTTATCTCCCCAAGAGCCGTCCTCGTTGAACGGTCGCATTGTCAACATAATGTGTGCATGAATATTTTTCTGCTCACGGCTGGGGTTATGGATACAGACATCAGCACACATACCCTTATCAACAAAAGTTTTCTGTGCAAATTCTGTTGCAAGTGCGATGCATTCCGCTTCTGAAAGCTCATTCGGCAGAGCAATTTCAATTTCTCTCGCAAGCTGTGCGTTTTTTGATTTCTCAATTTTCTCGACAGCGTTCCAGAGCGTAGAACGGTCGGAAAATTCTCTTGGTGCATTATCGGGCAAGAGGATTTCGGTATGGACAACGCCGCCCTTTTTCGTGAAGTCGTGGAGCATTCCGTCATAGGCGTTCGTGAGCTTTTCGCCCGAACGGTATGCGGCGGCAGCAACGGCAGATTTGCCTTTTCCACGGCTTATGATTTTGATAGAGCAATGATAAATTGCGATAATCATCTCCCTTTTCAATTTTGTGTAGCTTTTTCTAGAGCCTCGCAGAGCGCACGATACCACTTCTGTGGTATATAAGTGCGCCCTTGTCCCAAGGGAAGCAGAATTGCTTGCCTTGCAGAACAGCTTTTTCACTGATTTCCTCCCAGTGTTGCAGGGAAATGCACGCCCTGCACACCGCCGGGAAGGTTGCCGAAAACGATTTTCAGCAAGTATCCGACTTGCTCATTGGTGTAGCTTTCTGCGTCGGGAATGAAGCTTTCAAGCAAGACTCCACGCTGAATCAGGCGGCTTGTTCGCTGTCGGCGTTTCTGGTCTTTCGCCCGATTGACAAGGTTGTTGCAGTAGTGAATCTGCTGAGTTTCCTTCTTCGTCAGCCGTTCAAGCTCGGCGTGAAGCTTCTCACGCTCGGCAAGCGCCTTTTTGTATTCTGCTTCGGTCTTGGTTAGGTTTTTCTCTGTCATTTTAATTTCCTCCATAAATCAGATTTCAGCATTTCTGCCGACATTCGCTTTTGCGATATGTATGGGAGGTGTATATCTGATGTACTGAAACAGTACATCAGGTGCCTCAAGTACCGTTTCGGTAGTTGAGGTACGGTGAACGATTCGTTCACCCAGTGTATGTTTTCAAAAGACGCATTTCACAACCTTTGAATATGCAAGCAGTTACCAAAATGATGACCCCTTGAAACCTCTGCCCTAATTTAGAGCGACGCTTTACAACAGAAGTTAAGAACACTATTTAAGCCTTTTCAGGGAGCAGCGGATTTCGATAATATCGTTTTCGCAAGCTGTGGTCGTGAAATGCGACCACAGGTGATAGCGTAACGATTCGTGACACTATTTATCTCGTCAAGCCGATGTGGGTTTGATTTGGACTCCCATCTCCCGATAACGCAATGCTTCGTTTCAATGACGGTATATTCCGTCCCGTCATAAAACTCAGCGACAATTCGGCATCAAGTTTGCTTTGTGTGGCTCCCTGTTTCGGGGAGTCACACCACCCGCCTTAAAACAGGGCGTGTGCTTCACAGCAGTGAATAAATGCAATTGGGTGTGACGCCCAGTTTCAGGGCGTCATATTTTATGAGGTGTTAAATTGCCACCTCGTCTTTTTAAGGGATGTCCAAATCGGACAGACCTTATAACCAGTGTTGCATTTTGCAACGGTGGTTAAGGATGCAGTAAAAATCCGCTCTTTTACTCATAGTGCCGTATTTTACAATGGAATTTAAGGATGTCGCAAATCACGACACCCATTTCGTTACTCACCGTAAAGCTCCTCATAATCATCAAGCGGAATATCGCAGACTGTGTAAACAGCGCTTGCAATCTTGCCGTTTTCATCTCTCGGATAGCTTCGCCGCAGATAGCCGAGCTGTTCCAGTTCTTTAAGTCCCGACGATATTGCACATTCGCTTTCCTTGTGCAAATACGCCAGTCCCTCTATGGAAAACCGCCATTCAGGTGGCAGGCTCAGCATACTTGCAAGCAGTCCCTTTGCTTTCAATGACATATCGCTCCGTGATAAAAATTCGTTGTCCATAGCTACAAAACGCTTTCTCTTGGCTTTTAAAATCGGCATAAAAATTCCTTTCGCCTTTCCCCGAAAACCCTGTTACGGCGTTTTCGTTTTTTCTGATTGATTGATAAGATTCTTAATACTATATCTTTTCTTTTTAATGATAACTGCCTTATTACTTAATAACAGCGGTGGTTTTCTTTCGCTGTATCTGTGCAGGCTGTAATTCATCAGCTGGGCTTTCCCCTGACAGAAGCGAGCCTAATCGGATGATTTCCATTCAGGTTGAAAATTTGGATTTTCAACAACATCACGCCGACTCCTCCTTTCTGTAGTTCTCCCCAAAGACAACCTTGTACAGATTTTCTTCAGCAATGAGATACTTTTTCCCTGCCATAAAGCACGGGAGCTGACCGCTTACACACATCTGTCTGATACGGTATTCGGTTACGCCGTCAATAAGCTTGGCAGCTTCCTTAATTGTGAGAACTTTTCTTTTCTGAGTATTCATTGTGAATACCTCCTAATTTTAAAATCAGCATTTCCGCCGACATCCGCCGAAGCGGTATGTAAATACTCCTCTGTTATCATTAAAACTTTCAATTTTGTTGTTTCAACCTCTACTCACTGCCATTTTTAAGGCAAATTTACACCTTGTTTCACAGAAGATTTGGAATAAAATTACAACCTTTACTATTCAAGATAAAAAATGACGGGGTGAACCAAAAAATGTCGCAATTTTCATAAATACCATTTCGTCACCCCCTCTTTGAGCCTACGTAAAAAATACCATCTACTATATACAGTAAAAAATCGGGCTGGTGGCAACCTTTTATCTTGAATTTTGATCAAAATTTCACAAT